ACTATATATAATAATATTTTCATAATTTGAGAACATTTCATTGTTGATCTTTTGGATAAAAATTCATTAATTTTAGTTTGAACTTGAGCTAACATTGAGCCATCCCAAGAACCAACATCTCCATCAAAACAATCTGAAGAGAATTCTGATAACCATGAGTATAAATAATCCCATTCTGAAGATAAGGGATTTATTCCAACTGCTATACCATTATTTATTCGATTAACTAATATTGAATTTACAAATCGTCCAAAAATTTTTCTAATTAAAATAGTATAATATAAGGGTGACATACTAAAACATCTTGGTTTATCAACTTTTTCCGGTGAATTTCTCAACTCATCTTTTAACTGAGTTGTAAAAACAACTAATTTTGGATCAAAATTGTCTCCTAAAATACTCTTCTCAAATTCTAGATATTCACTCAAATAAGGTTGATACAATGTACCATCCTTATAATTAATAATATCTTGTTTATTTTTACCCTGGAAATTAAACCCACAACTTGAATCTTTATTAATAGGTTTTAAATTACCAAAACCATTAATAGCTTCAGCTAAAGTCAAAGGTTCATTTTCAATTTTAGGGAACATATAGTCCATATAATCCATAGCAAAATCTATAGCCTCCATATCAACAAATTTAGTATCTTTGAATGATTTCTTTGCCATAACCTTAACTGTTTCTTTTCCATGAACTTTTAAGTTAGCTGGTTCCCTAACCTTCTCTATATCTTCAAAAATTTTTGAGGGTACATATTTTGTTTCATTGGGAACAAAGACATTATAATTATCTACATTATCAAGATCTATACGGTTCACATTAGAATCAAGGAAATTAATATAATAATCTGATTCTAAATCAGATTTAAATACATCTCCTTTAAAACGCTTACCTACTCCTGTCCAAAAATATTTTCCATCAATAGTGTCTTCATATAAAGCTACATGATGTCCTAAAATTGCACCTTCTTCATTAACTATTAATGAACCACATAAACCTTTACCTTCATATGGATAAGCAAAATCATCCTTATTAATTGACATAGTAACATATGGTTTTGAAATTTCCATAAATGAAATTTTACCTAAACTCACCACCTCTTTGGGTGTTACTAAATAATATTTTTCATTAAATGATTTCTTTGGAGCATGATATTTTCGAAAAAGAGGTGGAACATTACTCATTTGAAACAAAGCCAAATCATTATTAAGATCTAACCGTTTAAGAGTACAAATAGTTGGTGTTATTAAACAACTTTCCCCACTCTCATTAAGAACACAAACCTGTATTTCATCACCTTCCTTCCAATTTCTATCCCGAACTATATCGTGACAGACAGTAGAAAAATTATAAGAATCATAAAAGAAAGCAACACTCGATAAAACTGCTCCTTCTTCAGTAGCATTTTTACATAAATGAACTTGTCTTACATTCTTAAAAATAGATAATAAAACTCCACTTTCTGGTTTAAATTTAATTAATTCAGATTGATTAGTAATACTTCCTTCTACAGATAAAGTTTGAATAGCATTTTTAACTTTTCTTTGGGATTGATAATCTAATGTTCCAAGATGTTGTTTGAGCAACATTTGAGACATCATTCGTCTAAATTTATCTTTAATATTATCAATCGTAATAGTGACATCAGTTTCTAAAATTTGAAGAGAACCTGCATATCTATAATACAAAGTAACAGTATCAATAAATTCATTATCTTTAAGAAGCAAATAATCTTTAGCTCCATTAACATCTAACCAAGTTTTAAGTATACCTTTAATTTCTTTTTTTTCGTTTAGCTCATGTCGATAAATATCAACGATGAACATCACTAGTAGTCCACAACAACCGGTGTCACTATCATCCAATGAAACAATATTATCATCATC